CAGGCCAAGGCGTAGGGGCGAGGCAAAATGAACCTTTACGGAAATTGAACCATTTTCTTGCCTCGCCCCTACGGTCGTGGGTTGGAGGTAGGAAAGACTCTGGCTCTCCCTCCATTTTCGTTCTCCAGAAAATGGGGGGAGTTGGAGGGGGGTGTTCTCCAGAAAATGAAAGAGCCGGAAGGGGGTCCCGCTACTCGAACCGCTGCAAGCAGACGGAAACCGTTGCAACAGATCGTGATAACCCAACAAAAGAGTGAAAGACCAAACAAGGAGAACCAATGAGCCCAAGAAAGAAGAAAACCGAACCACCCCTACCCCCGCCTGCTCCGAAGCTGGAAGAAGCGGCGCATACCGCGCCCGCGCCGAAAGCGGCTGACGAAGGGGAAGACGCGATGGCCGCCGCGCTGGAAGAAGTGATTGCGCGGCTGCAACATTTGATGCGCGAGACCATGCAGCGCGCGGATGATGAAGAGAAATTCGCGGTGCTGGCGGATTATATGGAGAAGTTCAGCCGCGCCAGCACCCGGCTGGCGGCGCTGCTAAAAGCGCGGCAGGAAACCACGCGGACCAAGGGCAAGAAAAGCAAAATGCAGGTGACGATGGATGAAGTTTTGGGAAGCCTGGGAAAGAAGGTGGAATGATGGACGAAAACGAGGCGGCCTTGATCGCCGAGCAGGTAAAGCACGCGCTGGATCTGCTGCGGGCGGAGATTGGAGCGCTGCAAACCGAGCAGGCGTGTGACCGGCTGATGGCCGATCACCGCCTGGCGGCGCTGGAAGGGCTGGCGCGCGATCACGAAGAACGTCTGCGCGCGGCCTCGGATGGCGTGGTGCAGTTCAAAGTGTGGTCAACGCTGGGATCGGGCGGCTCGGGGCTGCTGGCGCTGGCCGCACTGATCCGGTCATTCCTGGGCATGTGAGCGGCGGGCGGGAGGCGGATGGAAACCAAAGAGCAGATCAAGGCGATCTTACAGGATGTGACCCTGTTTTGCCGCATGGATCGGGGCTTTGCGCTGCGCGGTTACCAACTGGCGGTGGCGCAGGCGGTGTGCGCTTCGGTGCTGCAAGACCAGGGGCTGGCATTTGTGGTCATGTTCCCGCGCCAGAGCGGGAAGAACGAACTCCAGGCGCAGATCGAAGCCTACCTGTTGTTTCTGCTCAGCCGGGTGGGAGGCGAGATGGTCAAGATCAGCCCGACCTGGAAGCCGCAGAGCCTGAACGCCATGCGCCGGTTGGAGCGCGTGCTGCGCCGCAACGGGGCCGTGGAAGGCTTATGGCAAAAAGAGAGCGGCTACGTCTACCGGCTGGGGCAGGCGCGCATCTACTTTTTGAGCGGCGGGCCGGAAGCCAATATCGTGGGGGCTACGGCGTCGGCGCTGCTGGAGGTGGACGAAGCCCAGGACGTGCAGATCGGCAAGTTTGACCGCGATATCGCCCCGATGGCGGCCAGCACCAATGCCACGCGCGTATTCTGGGGCACGGCATGGACGGCCAACACGCTGCTGGCGCGCGAACTGCGCGGGGCGCGCGCCGAACAGGCGCGCGACGGGGTGCGGCGCGTGTTTCAACTCACCGCGGACGACGTGGCCGCCGAAGTGCCCGCCTACGGGCGGTTTGTGGCCCAGCAGGTGGCGCGGCTGGGGCGCGAGCATCCCAGCATCAAGACCCAATATTTTTCGGAGGAGATCGAAGGCGAGGGCGGGATGTTCCCGGTGGAACGCCAGGCGTTGATGCGCGGCATGCACGCGCCCCAGCTTGCTCCGCGCGGCGCGGAGGAGACCTACGCGCTGCTGGTGGACGTGGGCGGGGAGGACGAAGGCGCGGCCAGCGGGAATCTATCCAACCCGGGGCGCGACAGTACCGCGCTGACGGTGGTGCGCGTGGATCTGGAAACGCTGGCCGACCCGCTGTTGCGCGCGCCCACCTACCGCGTGGTCGACCGCCGCCTGTGGACGGGCACGCGCCACGCGGCGTTGTACGGCGAACTGCGCGCCCTGGCGGATCACTGGCGCGCGCGGCGGGTAGTGGTGGATGCCACCGGGGTTGGCGCGGGGCTGGCGTCGTTTTTGGAGCGGGCGCTGCCGGGGCGAGTGACGGCCTTTGTGTTCTCGGCGGCCAGCAAGAGCAAGTTGGGCTGGGATTTTCTGGCGGTGTGCGACAGCGGGCGCTTCCGCGAGCCGCAAACCGGCGCGGACGCGGGCCAGGCGCGCTTTGCCGCGCTGCAAGAGTTGTTCTGGACACAAGTACGCCACTGCCGTAGCGAGCCGCGGGTGGGGCCGGGGCGCGGGTTGGCCTGGGGCGTGCCGGATGGAACCCGGCTGGGCGGAGAAGTGCTGCACGATGACCTGCTGCTTTCGGCGGCGTTGTGCGCGGTGTTGGATGGGCAGAACTGGTACAGCGGCGGCGGGGCGTTGATCGCCCCACGCCCGGACCCGCTGGAGCAAATGGACCGCGAGGGATTTTGAGAAAGCCGGTGGTACTGTGCAACCACGCAAAATGTTTTATGTAGGTTGGGTTGAGGAGGCGTGGAGCCCTGGTCGGTACAAGTGTATGCCAGCCTCCGAAACCCAACACCTGCGCGGTCGGAGATTGTTGGGTTTACCCTAACGGGCACGATGTCGCGGAGCGCATGGGTTGGTTTGGGATATTGGTCACGCCGTGCAATCTCCCGCACCGCTCACATCGTGCCCGTCAGGGTAACCCAACCTACAAGTTGCCGACTACAAATTACCGGCGCTACGAGAGAACGACACAATCGACCAAGAAGGAGAAAGCTATGCGTATTACTCATTGGATGGCGGAGCGCCTGTTTGGCGCGCGGATACAGCAGCGGGCGCGGCAGGCCGTCCGCGCGCTGGACGACAGCCGCGACACGGCGGTTTCGGGCGGGCGCGCGCTGGAGCGCGACCGCTGGGACGGCGAGCGCGAAGAGGTGCTGCAACAGGCGCTCAACGCCTGGCGGGTGAACCCGCTGGCCCGGCGCATCGTCGAACTCACCAGCCAGTACGTGGTGGGCGGCGGGATCGGGCTGGAATGCGACCATGCCGAAACCCTGCGCCTGCTGCGCGATTTCTGGCAGCACCGGCTCAACCGCATGGATCACCGCGTGTTCGAACTGTGCGACGAACTGACCCGCAGCGGTGAGTTGTTCGTGCTGCTCTCCACGGATGCCAGCGGGATGAGCTACGTGCGCGGCGTGCCCGCCCTGGCGGTGCGCGAGGTCGAAACCGCGGCCAACGACCTGGAACAGCCGCGCCGTTTTGTGGGACGCGACGGTGAAGAAAGCTGGGCCGCCTACGACCCGGCGCTGGACGACGGCCAGCGCCCGGTGATGCTGCACTACGCCATCAACCGCCCGGTGGGCGCGCTGCGCGGCGAAAGCGATCTCGCGCCGCTGCTGCGCTGGCTGGGGCGCTACGCCGCCTGGCTGGAAGACCGCGCCCGGCTCAACCGTTTCCGGTTTGCCTTTGTGTACGCGGTGACCATGCGCGGCGCGAGTGAAGCCGACCGCCGCCGCAGACAGGCCGAACTGACCGCCGCGCCGCCCGCGCCGGGCTCGGTGCTGGTGAAGGACGAAAGCGAAGACTGGGAAGTGCTCTCGCCCAAGCTGGAAGCGGCCCAGGCCGGGGAAGATGGACTGGCGTTGAAAAAGATGATCAGCGCCGGGGCGGGGGTGCCGCTGCACTTCCTGGCTGAACCGGAAAGCAGCACGCGCACCACCGCCGAATCGGCGGGCGGGCCTACCTTCCGCCACTACGAGCAGCGCCAGGAGTATTTTCTGTGGCTGTTGGGCGATCTGCTGCGGGTGGTGGTAGAGCGCGCCGCGCGCGCCGGGCGGGCGGTGGACCCCGGGGCGCAGATCCGCGTGCACGGCGCGGACGTGAGCGCGCGGGATAATGCCGCGCTGGCGGTAGCGGCCTCGACCGCGGTTTCGGCCTTTAGCAGCCTGCGCGACCGGGCGTTGATCGACGACGGCGAGCTGCTGCGGCTGGCCTACCGCTTCGCGGGTGAGGTGGTGGACGTAGAGGCCATGCTGGCGCGCGGCAAACGCGCCGGGGCGCGGGCGGAAGCGCGGGAAGACCCGCGCGAAACCGCGCGCGGCCCGCGTCCGGGGATCGCGCACCGCCCGGCAGGGGCGGAGAAAGTGGAGGTGGATGGCGAAAGTGGAGCGGTGAAGGGCGGCAGCGGGGCCGCCCGCTGGGAAGGTCAACAGCAGGGGCAGCAGGAAGAGGTGACAGGATGAGCGAAGGTACGCAACAGCGCGGGTATTTTGGGGTGCGCCCGGTAGCGGCGGCAGAGGCGGGCGAGCCGGGACAGTTTGAGGTGCTGGCGATCACCGCCGGGACGGGCAACGGCTGGCGCTTCTCCGCCGAAGTGCTACAGCGCAGCCTGGCCGTCTGGGATGGAGTGGAGTGCTTTGTCGATCACAGCCACAACCCGGAGCAGAACCCCGGGCGCAGCCTGCGCGACCTGGGCGGGGTGTTCCACCAACCCGAGTGGGACGCGGCGGCGCGGGGGATCCGCCTGCGGCTGCGCACGCTGGGCCCGGCGGGCGGGTTGGTGCGGGCGCTGGGGCAGGAAATGCTGTCGGAAAGCAGCGCCCCGGGCGCGCCCGCCGGTGGGCCGCGGGTCGGGTTTTCGGCGGATATCGGATTTACGGCCAAGGGAAAGGAGATCAGCGAGATTGTGCGAGTGTATTCCGTGGATCTGGTGTACCAACCGGCCCGCGGGGGCGCGTTTGTGCGCCATCTGCCGCACGCGGCAGTCGAAACCCAATTGCAGCGCAGTGAGAAAGACGGAGATGAAATGATGGAACCCAAAACAATACCCACCGAAACCGGCGCGGAGCCAACCCGGAGCGACGATCTGGCCGCGCAGCTTTCCAGCTACCTGCTGGAAACCACCCTGGCGGCCTCGCGGCTGCCGCAGCCGGTGCAAGACAGCCTCCGCAAGCAGTTTGGCGGGCAGGCGTTCGCGCCCGAGGCGCTGGCGCGCGCCGTGGACGAGGGCCGCGCGCTGGTCTCGGCGCTGAGCGGGGCGGGCGCGGTGCAGGGCCCGCGCATCAGCGGGATGGCGGACCCGCGCGACCAGTTGCAGGCCGCGGTGGACGATCTGTTCGGCGCACCGCGCGAGCGCGCCCAGGAAAGCCTGCGCGTGGCCCGGCTTTCGGGCGTGCGCGAGCTGTATATGACCCTCACCGGGGATTACGACCTGCACGGCGGCTACTACCCCGAGCGCGCCCGGCTGGCAAGCACGGCCGACTTCACCGGGCTGGTGAAGAACGCCATGAACAAAGTGGTGGTCAACCGCTGGCGCGAACTGGGCCGCGCCGGGTACGACTGGTGGGAGCGCGTGGTGAGCGTGGAGCATTTTGACAGCGTCAACCAGGTGACCGGCACGCTGATCGGCACGGTGGGCAGCCTGCCGCAGGTGGAAGAAGGCGGCGCCTACCCGGAACTGGCGGTCGGCGACTCGCCGGAAGTGGCGGATTTTGTCAAATACGGCGGCTATATCCCGCTGACGCTGGAACTGATCGACCGGGACGAAACCCGCAAACTGCGCGCGTACCCGCGCGAGCTTGCCAGCGCCGGGCTGCGCAATCTCTCGTCCATGGTGGCGGCCATCTTTACCGATAACAGCCACACCGGGCCGCAGTTGGCGGACGGCAGCCCGCTGTTCAACACCACCGCCGCCGAAAACGCGGGCGGGCATGCCAACCTGCGCACCGGCGCGCTCAGCGCGGCGGAGTGGGACGCGGCCTGCACCGCGGTCTACAACCAGCCCATGCTGGTGCGCAACGCCGCCGGGCTATACGGCAGCGGCCCGCGCATGGCGATCAACCCGCGCTTTCTGATGGTTCCGCGCGCGCTGCAACTGGCCGCGATGAAGATCCTGTATCCCACGCTGGAAAACGCGGCCAATATCTACAGCGAGAACCAGCAGCGCGGCCAGCCGGGCGACGTGCTGACCGTGCCAGAGTGGACCGACGCCACCAACTGGGCGGCGGTGTGTGATCCGCGCGTGGCCCCGGCCATCTTTGTGGGCGAGCGTTTTGGGATCATGCCCGAGGTGTTTATCGCCGGGGACGAGCACAGCCCGGCGGTGTTTACCAATGACGAGCACCGGCTGAAAGTGCGTCACTTCCTGACGGTGTGGGTCAATGATTACCGCCCGCTGCACAAGAACAACGTGGCGGGCTAGGCAGAAAGGAGCCAGGCGATGGAGAAGTTCAAGCAGTTACTCGGGTCGCGCAAGTTCTGGGCGGCGGTGGTAGGGCTGGGGATGATCGTGATCAAAGCCTACCGCCCGGAGTTTCCGCTGGAGGAAGACCAGATCACCTCGCTGGTGGTGGTACTGGTGGGGTATATGCTGGGCGTGGCGGTGGAGGATGCCGGGCTGCCGCGGGCGCGTAGCATCAGCATCCTGCGTCACGGCAGCCGCGCCGGCGAGCGCCCGGCCGGGAAAGACGGCCAGGCGTGAGCGCAAAGGCGAAGAAATCCGCC